GCTATCCCTTTGACGAACCCATACTCTACGAGGCATCGTCGGTGGGTCGTCCACGACGACTGGCTTCGTATGAGTGGTTACCCGTCTCCACGCTCCATGTGCTCTTTCAGTCGTTGGAAGTCGATCGGTTTCCTTCCTTTGATAAAGATTATAATTGTACATAATGAGAATTCCAAAAACCGGTGACCATGTCAAAATCCTGCAAAATGTACATCTGATGATGATGATGATGAACCATCGACTCGTGAATACTCACACGGTGTCGATTTCCATCCGCTGCCATGTACTCGAATTGAAAATAACCCGTGGTTCTCGGGATGTTATCCTCGAGGTAGATATCGGCAATCGTTGTGGCCAGGTGATATCGTATCTGTCGCATACAGACATTGTACCTCTCGCGGTACGTTGGATCCCATTCATAAATCTCGGCCCAAATCGAACAAGGCAAGCGCAGATTCTTCATGATTCTGCGGAATGTCACACCCCTTCTTCCATCTCTATCCATTTCTGTTTATATCTATCAACATCTATCAACATCTATCAACATCTATCAACATATTGTTTAGTATAGGTTCGGCATCCATCGCCTTGAAACGACTTTCGGTACACCCATCACAATAAATCAAAAACTCGGCATGAAATCGGCGCGCATACACGCCAAGGAGTTGTTGTTCTGGAATCGTACTTTCATGAACCTCCTTGGTCGCCAGGTAAATGATGTAAGAGGAATAACGAACAAGATCGGCATAATAAGCGTGGAATTGAAAATCTTCTTGCATCATGTTCAAGATTTCATCTTTATGTTGATGATCTTCCATGTTTTGTATGTATTGTATATTATTATAATTATATATATTATTATATGTATTATTATAATAATATATATTATTATATGTATAAAATTCAAAAAAAAAATATATAAATATATTATTATTAAATATATTTTATTTTATATTATATTCATCATCACCTTACCCGGCATGAAAAGTCTTTCGACACGACAAATTTCGGCGGGTAAAAAAATTTTGAAGAGGTACCGTTTGTTCCGAGAACGTAAAACAGAGAATGAAACACGGGTGAATGACAAACTTAAGAAGTTGTTTCAATCCCGTGTGAAAAAGTATTTCTTGGAAATGGTGGATCCACACCGACCGATCACCGACTTTGTATTTTGTATCCCGTCGACGACCGTTTCCTTTCTTGATGAAATTTGTTGTTTTGGAAAACATTTTATAGAATCGGAACCTATCTATCCAAATAATCAGTATCATTACTTTGCGGGTACTGGCAAACAACAACGAAGGAAAAAAACCGGTATTCCTGATATTATCCCATGGAATGATTCCTCCACATGGACAGCATTGGTGTACATAAATAACCACAATAAATTTGAATGTGATACGTTTTTTTGCATGATGGGAATAAAAGAGGAACAACCCTACTTATGGATCGATCCTTGGTTCAAAAAAGTCGTACTCACGATTTGTGAACAGATATTACGAACACGACCCCATTATTTTTATTTCCTTCTTCAACCGGTGGGTAGGGGTTTTGAACCAGTTTCCAAAGGATTACGTGATTTAATAATCACAGAAAAATGGCCAAAGAATCAATACTTATTTGCAGTCAACGGAGATTTCCGTTCTCACCGAAGATCACAAACATGGCATACCGATCGTGATTTTGCGACAGCGCTTATTCATTTACCGCCTTTTGGTGGTGATGAGAAGGAGAAATATAAATTATTGCCGACTGTTTTTCATCGTCAGCAAAAAATCATCCATGACGACAAATCGAATCATTATGGAAACTGGGACGAGTTATGGAAACATCTTCAAAAGAAGAACCAAAAAAAAGAAGATATTCATGATTTCTATGAACCCCCTGCACAATATTGTGATCTGTTGTTTTTCTATAATCTTCAGACCGTGCACAAGACTCATAACGAGTTATTGAAAAATCTCGAGACCCGAAATAACCCGTTTCTTTCTTTTCAATTTGCAGATAATGTTCCACAACAAATCCCAGAGCCGTGTCGACGTTTTATTGATCCTCATAAACTTGCGAATGCCGAATTTTATCATCGATAGAATTCGTTTTGTTTGTTTATTTCTGTTATTGAATAGGTGGAGGTGGGTACCAAACATGACTTTGCAAGTTAAGATACCAATTGAAAATTCTCGAGACCTGAAATAACCTTTTTTGCAGTGCCTAATTTTATCATCTTCGTAGGACGATAAAAGACAAATCTGGTACCTGAAACACATTCGATTTTAAAATTATCAGGGGACATATCACTTATTTTCTCACGATGCAATTTTACTTTTTCTTTTACGTATGATTGACGCTGAATAATATTTCAGGTATGGTTGATAAAACACTTACTTATTGTATGTATGAATGTATGCATGAATATATGCATGAATATATACATCAATATATGCTGAATATATGCATGAATGTATATGTTATCACTTGTTGTTTATCTTATTAATTCAGACACTTGATTTGGATTTCTTTTCTTTCTGTTGTTTTTCTTCTTTCTTGACGGGTGGTGGGGGAGGAGAGCGTTTTTTTACTTCCTTTTCATCACCTCTTTTCCTCTTCTTTAGAGGAAGTGGTGACGAGGGTGAATGATTTTCATCATCATCTTCAACACTTTCACTTCCACTATCGGAACGTCGTGGAATGGAAGATGGTTCCATCATGAACCGTAACGAGGCTTCGGGTAATGGAAGATGGACCTGTCGACTGACCTTTCGATGAATCGAAGGATTGTACAAGGACAGAATATTCATCCATGCCACCAAGGCCGATTTGGCGTCGTAACGAAACGAGGGGATGGGGTGAACCATCGAGATGATAAATGATTTCAACAAAACAACAAGTTCATCCTTTTTAGGATGATCGGCGAACAATGCATTTTCGTACTTGCGTAACATGATGTACAACACTTGTCCAAGACTAAACGTATCCACTTTATTCCCATCCCGTTTCATATATTCTTTTCGCTGGGACTTGGTATATAAATTCTGAAGATAGAATAGAACCAAGGGATCTACACCAGCAGTGGATGGAAACGGATGTTTGGCCGGATCCTGGGTGTGTCGGAACAAATTCCGCATCGCCTCCAATCCCCTTTCATCCCGCCGTAAGAACGCGAGATGAGGTAGATATTTATTCGCAAGATGAAGACGTGCTGCAACAGGGTCTGGGTGAGGTTGTCGTTTTTCATCGAAAACAGTGAATCGGTCGTTCACGGGATCGTAAAAGGTTTCCAATGGGTACACAAAATACGCATGTTTCGAATGCGTGACCTCGTGTGCCCCCTTTTTCGCCAATAAATCAAAATCAATAAGGCCCAGTGTCGCGACCGGTTCGCCACCCCACGTCGTCCGAGTATCCATCGTAATATTCGGAGTCTTGATATCGTGATGCACGTACCCGCTATCTTGCAATAACACCAAGGCCTGTAAAAGTTGGTAAAACGACTCAAAGAACAGCCTACGATTCTCTGCTGTTCTCGGCACTTTATCCAAACTCTTTCCTTCATGCGTCATGGTCGCCTTGCCCTTCTTGGTATCGTTGCTCAAAATCTTTCCTCGTAAATACACCCGAGAAGGGTCGATCTTATTCACCGTTTTTTGATATTTCATAGCATCCTTCATCGACTTGGTTTCGTGGTACGTCTTTTCCACTTGGATCCGTTTCCGCCGAATTCCCAAGGTTCGTGTGATCTGATCGCGAATCAATTCCTGAGTCGGACCCATCACCTTTCCATACCCACCTTGTCCAAGGACAACTTTGGGGAGTGGAGCAACGACGGTCGACGGTGCAGCAGGCATTTTTATACTTTTTCTTTAAGAGGATAATGGAAAAAAAAAATTAATTTGACGGAAATTAATTGTTGCAGAGTCGACTTAAATCGTGTTGTTGTTTATTCCAATCACCGCGCATGCCATTCTCCCCCCTGCATTGCCTGTCAGCAGGCTTTCCGCATTATCCCCCAGACCAAGATCATCCACTCCATCGTGAATCACGACCGATCTTCCAAGGATGGAATATTTACCGAGAATGCTGATGCTGCGATCGTTGTACGTGTAATGGAACTGTTTCTGACTATTTGTTTTCAAGTTATTGATAAGATCACCTGCATGCCGATTCTTGGTCATCTGGTTGCCGTGATTTCTTTTAAATGGATTCCAGTGGCCACCGAGAGAAGAACATCCATCACGCAAATCACCGTATTCGTGGATGTGGATGGCATGAAGGGCATCCGCCTTTTTGAATCCATCCAGACAAAAGGTGACACGAACAGGCAACCGTGTTCTTTCTTGTTCAAAGAGCACGTACCCATTAATCCCGGGACCCGTAAAACAGGCGATCGCCGACACGCCACTTTTGACGGCGTTGGCGTTTCCACCACCACCACTTGTGACGGTTGACTTTGTTTTTTGTTTACAAGACATTTTTAATTGTACAAATCATAAAAAAATAAATTTTGACATTGTCTTTTTTTTTATGTGTTTATATGCATTTTGTGCGTTGCGCCGCACACCGCGCTTAATCAGTGGGCAGGGGGAGAGAGGGCTCCGCAAGGTGCACTGTGTGTTGCGCCGCACACCGCGCTTAATCATTGGGCAGGGGGAGAGAGGGCTCTCGTGAGAGAGCACCGATCGACTGTTGCCAGGGTTTCCTGGTGAACACCCGATAACCACCGGTCAATCTCCGAAAATCACCAGTAAAACACTGGACACAGTCCGTCGGTGCTCTCTGACGAGAGCCCTCCTTCCCCCCGCCGCCGGGGGTATTTAAAGAGATGAATGATAGGATGTTTTCTTTAAATACCCCCGCCACCGGGGGAGAGAGGGCTCCGTCAGGAGCACCGATTGACTGTTGCCAGGGCATCCGGATGATACTGGGTGACTTATCCAACAAGCGCGGTGTGCGGCGCAACGCACAGTATTTAAAGAGATGAATGATAGGATGTTTTCTTTAAATACCCCCGCCGGCAGGGGGAGAGAGGGCTCTCGTGAGAGAGCACCGATCGACTGTTGCCAGGGTTTCCTGGTGAACACCCGATAACCACCGGTCAATCTCCGAAAATCACCAGTAAAACCCTGGACACAGTCCGTCGGTGCTCTCTGACGAGAGCCCTCCTTCCCCCCGCCGCCAGGGGGAGAGAGGGCTCCGTCAGGAGCACCGATTGACTGTTGTCAGGCCATCCGGATGATACTGGGTGACTTATCCAACAAGCGCGGTGTGCGGCGCAACGCACCTAATGCGGCAAGACAAACGTTTCGATTTTTAAAGGATGTGTCCGGTACTCTCCCGTCGTAATCCGACTCCCCCTCGTGGAATCGCACTTTTCACACCGGTACCGAAAGGATTTTCCGCGGATATTTCGCCGGGCATCCGTCAGTTGAATCGTGGGTTTTTTTTGTAGATAGAAATCCCGGAATCCTTCAAACGGAATCATGGGAATCAGAACAATGCCTTCCCACTCCTTCTTTTTTCCACCAAGATCGATTTCAATCCTTTCCGGAAAATAGGACTGGAGCGCCCGGTCGGTCATGGGATGGATGGCGGAAGGAACCATTTCTTTCTGATCGTCGGGGGGTAGCACCATCATGAGCTGAAGGAACGGGTCGACGGGCTGGTGTTTAGTAAAGGGTTTGGGTTTAAAATTCTTCCAGTACTTGGCAAGATCAAAAAGAAAGGGCCCGTACAGATACGGAAAACTCCACAGCCAATCCGGGATTCCGGTGCGGTAGTAATTGACGACCCATACCATGCCTTCGATATATTTGTGCACGAGCTCTTCGGGAGTGACCGGGGAGGAAGCGAATTTACTCGCATAATAATCCCGACGTAAAAGATCCAGATGAACCTTTTTGTTTTTGCGGTCAAGATTCTGTTCAAATAAGGGATCCCGAAAAAACGTCGCGTTGGAAAAATACTTTCGTTCAATCAACTCCGACTCCATTTTGGACAAGGCCTCCAGAAAATGCCCCATTGATTTCATCGTGAAATGCACCCCTGTCTGATTCGTGTAGGTAATATGCCCATGCACATAACCATGATTTCGATACGTCCGAAACATCAGCGGCAAACCACCATCCATGATCGACAAGGCCGGAACGGTCGGCAGAAAATCGTTGCCCACCATAAAACACAACACCACAAAATCATGGATCGCTCGATTGGCATGAAACGCCATCGGATCTGCCGCCCTTGGTGGTGGCGCCGCCGCCGCCGCGTCTGCGGAGGATTCCGGAACCGATCCATACGTATGAGTATGCGACGGCAACGTCCAGTTCATCTCCTGCAATAACTTGGCCCTAAACTCCGTAATGCTGATATATTCCATATCGTAATACCCCTGTTCCCTCGCAATCACCACATTCGACGTCGGGAGCATCAAACCCAACATCACAAGATCCCCGTCCATCCCGTGGATACACACGGTTTCTTTCGGCGTCGAATGATTCCGGACATAATGCATAATCTTATGCTCCCCCTCGCCCGGCGCCTTTTCGTTTGAAAAAATCACCTCCAACGCATGCCATTCCGGACACGAAGACTGTTTCCTCCGGATAAAACGATCAATGTATCTCGTCAGATCATCCATCAACATGGTTCCCGGTGTGAACATGTTGCTATTAAAGGCCGGAATCCCTGCCTGCTGCGCCAGAGGGATGTTCGAGGTCACGGCATTGTCCTTGCGCTCCTGGCACGAACGGAAACGCCTCTGCCGTTGCTGGTTCATCTTTCCCAATCCGGCCACCCCGTCCACACACAAGACAAGCTTGGTGGATGGTTTGACCTGTTTCCGGAGATCGTCGACCTTGTTGCACACTTCTTCAAACAACTTTTTTCTATACTTTTCCTGCTGTTCTGTGGTCATTGAGAGACGCAACCCATCGGTCGCCCGCGAGACACCCGCTCCCGGACGGATCAACGAAGCACCTGCCCGGATCGGCACCGAATCGGCAAACTCTCCGTACCGATACACTTTTTGGGCACAACCATGGAATAAACCATTCATGTCAATCGCAAGGATGGCCACCGGGAAAGGCAACGTCTTGTACACGCACTCCTTGAAGTTGCGGCTGTACCAGTAGTAAAAATGCTTTACTCCCATTTTAATTTCCAATTATTAATCAATATCTATCGTTCGCTACTTATCCATAAAATAAAATCTTAAATTTCATTTTTAAATTAAATCACAAAAGTTTCATATTGGAATATTGTTTCATATTTCGTTTGGCACATGTTTCCACGAGCAATCCATTGGCATAAATACCATAATTCATGCGTTCATCGTCGTGTTCAAGTGCGAGATGGTAAATTTTATACAAACCAGCTGTGTCATACACCGTGGCTCGGTCATCGACACACACCGGCAAACGGTATTTCTTATCGGTGACGTAAATTTTACCATTCACTTCCACGGTTTTCTTTCGTTGTTCCTCGGACTCAAAGGTATCCACCAAGACACAATGACAACCGGTCATGATCAGGTCCGCATACAATCCGGTGTTTTCCGGATACCGATCCGGTGAACAGTGATAAAGAAGTTCCTTCTTTTTTTCTTGTTGGTTTGGATCGTGATAAATTTCAGTGACCCCAATCATCGCAATCGGTTGATACTCATGTTTCCATGTTTTCACAAGATCTCCATTTCGCAACTCCTGAATGCACCGATACCCTTGACTGGTGAGAATATCGGTATCTTGATGAAAACACATGGGACCCGCCGCCGTGTATTTCAAGATCACGGTTAAACTATCCGTGGCGAAATATAAATTGTTTAGACTATCCACTGCGATTCCAAACGAAGAAACAGGGATGCCAGAAGAGATTGTAATACTATAGATTGTCGAAAGAAGAATACCGTTCATACTATACTGTTGAATCGTGGTGGTCGACCCACCGGTCACGAAATCACCGGAAACCGTATATATAGATTGGGTGGGTTCGTTGTATAACACATTCAACCAAATATCGGTATCCGAATGAATCAACGATGGGTTTAACAAAGCGCCATTTGTGTCATAGGTGGTTATATCCTGTTGGTTGCAGATATAGAGAATATCCTGGCTGGTCATATGAATATTCATGCCAAGAATATAAAACTGTAGGCCTGTAATAAAAAGTGTGGCATTGGCCGATGGATCCACTCTGTAAACCGTACCATCCTGATAATTGGAGTAATACAAATTATTATTAGAGTCAAAAGCTAAACCAAAAATGTTCCCCGATTGGACAGGAGGGATCGTGTAAAACAACGTTATTCCACCGGTGTCACTCACTTGATAAATTCCTTGAGAATCCACGGCATAAAGAAACCCGGTAGGAAACCCTTGGTTATCCATGATCAGATTGGTGATGGAAGAAAATCCAGACACAAAGACCGTCGAGTTTCCAAACGTATCCACTTTCACAATGTCGTTATTTCCATAATCGGCAACATACAAATTATTACTACTATCAAATGCCAATCCATACGCATTATTAAACCCCGTGGCATACGTAGAAATCGGCATAACCAAATATTTTTTTTAAACTTTAATAACAATTAAATTTTTTATTTTCTTTTTATTCTTGAGCAACTGACGATAGACAAAGGCACAGACACGACGTCAGGTGCAGTCGCGACGATCTGCACAGGCAACTCAGATACGTCAGGTGTAGGATTGGGTATTTGGATATTTGTACGCGACATTTTTTATTTTCCTACCACGTTACCATCACGATCACAGGTGGCGACACAGTTCATCCCCAGTACGGTTTCTGCCTTGCCGCTCCATGCACACGACGGTTTACAGCAATCCTGCATCGTGGTCACACAGTACCGACCCCGGGACCGATCGCCGCGACATACGAGGTCGAGCTGAAGGGAAGGATCAGGATGTGGGTAGTTTGCATCATCGGCACGTTGCATCATGGTGACGTCGATCAATGCGGGAGGACATCGGACCCTCTTGGAGTTGGTGGACACAAAATTCTGATGAAATAACTGCAAATTCGACCGGACACAGCTATCGTACGTTGCCTTGGCCGCGACAGTAGTCAGGTTACCCCTATTCAATTTCAAACACGATTGGTAGAGATTTTCTTCTGTTGTCGTCCCATTCAACCACTTGATTCCTCCCGAATAACACGGATTGGGATCCGCATACTGAGGATCATTCCAATCGTCAAACGTTCCCGAAAACATGCCGGGTCCACCACAGGTTCCACCTTGGCATGCCCTGGAACGACAGTCCGAGTTACAGGCCGTAAAATATCCAAACCCACCTGCCCCCATAAACAGATCCAGCTGATGAGGCAGCACATCAAAACCACTATTAATGATTTGAACGACCAACAACGGAAAATTCGGTTTCCACTGTTCCTCGGCATCCAATACCTGAACCTGGTAACACTTGCCGCACTCCTCATCCTTTTGCCCACCGGCCGTCGCATACACAAATGTGGTTGTTTCCGGAAAATCGATGCGCGCCGCGGCCTCCATCGAATCCGAGTACATGGCCATTTGCGGACATATATAACCGTAATTTTGCGAAGAAGACCATCCATTCGCACACGCACTCGGCATCGTGTCCGCCACACCACACCGTTGTGTAGATACCCGGTCTACAAAATAAACGAGGATGTTAAACAACAAGAATAATATACTCATTCTTTCTTTTTTATTGATTTATTGATTCTAAAACCTTTTTTAAATTGTATTATTACATTTAAACATTTAAACACTTGAACACAAAAGGATAAAGTTATCATGGAAAAGATCTTACAGGGAGTCAAGGAGTTGGCGGTCTGTATGAAAGACCAGGAGATGGAGATTCGTTACTTGGAGGAACAACGCGAGTTGGATAAAACAAACGTATTGGGTTTGGAGTTTGAAATGAATCGATTAAAAAGTGAGGTGGAGAGATTGGAAATAGAAAATAAGAGGCTTTTGGCATTGATCGAGGAGTCTCAAGAATCAGAAACCGAAACAGAACCAGAACCAGAATCAAAAACATTGCAACCACCAAAAATATCTTATATGAAGTGGATGTTGGGGTATTCATAAATATAAATAATATAAATAATTCAATTCTTCCACAGATTTATTTTTTGAAAAAGTGTGATGATAAAATCGCAAATTGTGGTCGTGCGAGGTATAACACCACCACCACCACCACCGCCCCCACTGGTTATTTTTTTCGAAGGAAGAATCTTGAGCGAACTGATGGCAAGAAGGAGGCGGAGTTCCTCTTCGGAAAGCGATTGAAGGATGGTATTATTATCAATATCATTTTCATCGACAACGGTGTCATGGATATCATGGATACCATGATGGATCTGTTTTTTAAAGACATTGAAGAAGGAAGAGTTGCACAGGGACGTTTCCAGTTGAGTCCGTGGAAGAGATCGGGAGGGGAGAAAAAGATGGGTTTGTCGGATCATGTCTTCGGCGTCTTCCACGGAGAGCATGCGGAGGGCCCGGAGACAAATGTACATGAGTTCTCCGGCGTTAAAGGAGGTGCATTTTTTACCCTGAGGAATCTTTTTACGATCCGTCAGTCGGTAGAGTTCGCGATTTCGGACATCGCGTAAAAACAAGTCGCCGTCCTTTTTAAACGCATAAAATCCGACGGGATTGTCAAAGATCCATTTTGATAATTCTTCTTCATTCATTTCTTCATGAGGAAGAGGTTTCTGGTAGGTAGTAGTTGCCGTCTTTTTCTTCTTGGGCACAACTGACGTTGTTGTCGTCGTCGTGGCAGACGGTTGTGTTGTTGATTCTGGATGATCTGTCCATGCTCCGGTCGCACCGGGATCACGGGATCGTGTCACACCCGGAAGCAAAGAATGGCGCATCGTGAAAGACAAAAGGGGAGTGGTTTTCCACCACTCCTTTTGATTTAGATTGGGGATATTGATAGTTTGGAGAGGAAGTTCTGAAAACACGGCTTGACATCGTTGAAGAATCAGAACAAGGGCATCGAGTTTCGGGTGAAAGGGGGGAGTCGAGTCCGCGGTGGGACCGATGCGTACAAGAAGGTCAAGATAGTTTTCAAGGAGCTGGACGAGGAGGGGTCGGATATGTTCGTAGAGGAGACGCAACAGATCATCGATTCTTGTTTTCATGGTCTCTGCATCCTTGTTGTTCTTGTTGTTGGTGGGTAGAGAAACAATACGGAATGCGAGGTCGTGAATGGTTTCACGGACGCGATCGGCGTTGGAAAACCCTTGTGACACGGTTGTCCTATTGATGACATCATCGTTATGTATATCCCAATCCGACTGAATCATTTCTGCCGCGGTTCCGTAGGAAAATAGGTGGAAGGGCCGGTCGGCGTACGTTTCCAGAACAATATTTTCTTCCGGAATACCAGACGTACCCGGGACATACCCGTGCACAAAATAAAAGGGCTCGATGTAATCGAGGAGGACGGCGGTTCCGTAAATGGTATAGAGTGGCAGACGATCGGAGATCCACATGGACATAAAATCCATGAATTCAAACGGAGTGAGACCGCTCAGTGGTTGTTGTCGTTGGTTCATGTCTTCTGCGATGCACCCGGAAGACAGAAATTCGTACAGGGCGTCCTGGGTGCAATACGAATGTTTACGAAAGTATTCACGAAGCAACATGGACGTATGACGGTAACGCAACGTATCATACCACGCGACAGAATTGGAACTGTCCACCAACACGTTTTTAGGTTCGGGCTGTTGTTGTTGTTGTTGGGATTCATTCTCAGGAATTTTATCCCATGGCCAGCAAGAGTAACGGCATTCACCATATTCACACTCGCGAGAGTCTTCTTTCATGGTCTCGAGACCGAACGAGTTGCGAGGAAATTCATACACACAGTCCCAGGACGTCGTGAGAAAGAACCGTCGAATAAGGGCGATATTCCGGTCTTTTACCTCGGAAACGAGGTACCGCTGGAAATCGATGGAGAGTTCGTTGGCATCACGGGTGGAGTACTGGCCACCAGGAACGGCGCAGTGGAGGTATACGTTGACCGTGGGATCGCGGAGACCCTCGTGAGATCCTTGTCGCAGTCCACGCGCGATGGCCTGTGTGATTTCGGCAAAATTCCATTTCGGTGTGAGGATGTGGATCTGACGAATGTGCATGAGCGAAATACCCTCGGTGGTTTTGTTGGTGCTCAGAATGAGTCGACACAGACGACCGGTTTTATTTTCATCCTGGTTGAAAAATTGCAAGAGCTCCTGAACGTCCTTGTCGGGCGTCCGCACGACATCGTTTATAAAGATGAAACGATCCTTGGACGTCTTGTTGGCCATAAGAGACGGCGAGGCTCTTGTAATCATTTCAAACCCAAACAGATCACGGAGAATCAATGCCAAGACCAACATCCCACTTCCTTCCACAAAGAAGGAGTACGCATACGCCTTTTTCAACAGGTTTCGGTCATCAAGAAATTCGCGGAGAAACGAGGCGTACACCGAAGAAAACTGGGATAGAAACCGTATTTTTTCATCCACCGAGATCTCCGCCGATCGACGAATCGCCGTGGTCATGTCGGGATACTGCGCCGCGATCGGAGACGGATCCGATACCCACTGAATTTCAAAAGGTTCACGCAAGGCCACCATCAGTCGTTCAAGCGCTTCGTCGTCCTCCACCGCCGCACTTCGATGCTGGATGGAAAAACGAATGAAACGCTGAAACCCCTGTTTTCCCCAGGACCCGTCGGGATACACAAACAACGAGGCCTGAAGACGGTTGTCGTAGGTGGATATACCACCACCACCACTTCCACCTCCCCGACGTCGGTTCCCTGTTCCACCGGATTCATCGGCAAGGATGGCCTGGCCGTAGTACTCGGTCTGAAAATCAGACATGGCGTCGCGAAAAATGGGCAAGGAAACCATGGGCGCAGTAATTTCGCCCCGGTACACAATGTTGACATTCGAGAGACGTTGTTTAACGTACGAGATGCGTGGAGATAAGAGCGTGGCAAGACTATGAATTTCTTCTTCCTTCCACTGGTAGGACAGGAGGACATTATCGACAACATCGACTTCTTGTTGTTGTCCTTGTCCTTCTTCTTCTTCTCCGACGGTTGTCGTCGTTGTCGTCGTTATCGTCGTTATGTCGGTTTCTTCGACCATGGCGACATTGATTTTCTTTTCGATATTGAAATATTTGCGAATGAATTCGGGTCCGATGGGGAGTTGCTGGTTCATGGGAAGCATGAGGTTCCATAGGAGGGCAACCTCTTCGGGTTGGTCTTGCATGGGGGTGCCGGTCAGAAGAAGCATTTTTTTCTTTTGGATCTGGTGGACAAAGGCGTGAATGTCCCAGTATACCTGTTCTTTGATAGTATTCCCTTTGGAAAAACGGAGATGGTGGCATTCGTCCATGATGAGGACCACGTTGGAAGATCGCATGATATCCGGGTTGGTATTGATTTCCTTATGAAGCTGATAATACGTAAAAAATTTGATATTCATTTTCGAAAAGGCCGAAGACCATCCGTCTCTCATGCGGATGGCACGTCGTTCAGGATCCTGGATGGATTCCGTTAATTTCACAAGGGTATCTCGAACAGACATGGAATGCATTTTAATCTGTTCCTTGAAATTGTTCACAATGGTGGCGTTATTGGCGACGATAAAGACCGGGCCGTTACGATAAATGGAATTAGATGTCTTGAGGGCGTCCAGCACCGCAATCGCTACGGAAGATTTACCGGTGCCTGGGTCGTGAAAGAGAAGCAACGAGTCATAGGTGGAATGATCCGAAAGGAAACGCGAGATGCGTACCTGGTGGGGCAGAAAATAGGGGTCGCGCACATCCCACAATTCTTTTTTGGACACAATCTCTTCCGAGAAATCATCCACACCAATGGGTGGGTAAGACGGAATGAACCACGCAGGGTCGTAATCCGGACGAAGGACGGGGAGTTGTGGATTTTCTGGTGAAGGATCCAGACGCAAGATTTCATGAGTCGCTCGTTGAAAAAAATCAGACATTTTATTTAATTTATTTTTATGTATCTCCGTTTTATATTTTAATGTTTTTTTTTTGGAAACAAAATCATAAAAACAAAAAAAAAAT